CTTATTGCGAACGGTTATTAGTTAGGCGATCTAGGCTATGACATAACAAGTTGCCGATGAACCGAGTTACGTTAACGTAAAGTTAGAGGGCAAGTTAGGCGTTCTAGGCTATATTGTCATCGGGTTTGAAGTCACCGCGAATTGTGAGAAACCTATATGGTTATATTCTATATAACATTTTTCATTTCATCAATGACTATAAAACAAATAGCCTAGATAGCCTAACTCCCCTTCAAACCCGCGCAATCAAGCCAAAAAAGTTAGGCTATTTCACCCGCCACAATAGCCTAACTCATGACTATTTTCGCCAAGCGGCAAAATAAGTTATCCACAGGTTTATTTTCACTTTTTACGATTTATTTTCGCTGCAACACAATTTGTTGTTGACAGGCTATGTTTGAGGGTAGATAAGAGGGTATCAACAACGGAGTGCCTGCTATGCCTACACTATCTGACAAAGCCCAAACGTTCTTAGCCACTAAGCCTTATCTCATGGGCGCAGTCGCCGGACATAAGTTTTACGAACATCCAACGCGCGGCGACGAAAGCCCGCTGCTTGTTATTGGTCCAGACGGCAAATTGAAACTGTCTGACCATTGGGAATTGCCCTCATGGGAAGAATTGACGGCTTAACATTAATCGGGCGGCCTTAGCGCCGCCCACAACATAGGAGTGAGACACCATGACACATGATACTGACACTATTTTCGATTTCTTGCGCGGCGAGGGTTTAACTTATCGCGACACTGTGATTGAGCTTTCCGAAAAGATAACGGCATTTCTTATCGACGGTGACAGCGACAGCATGGCACGGGCCAGCGAACTGACCAAATCATTACAGCGTCTGATTGATTTAGACGCATAACACCAACCAATCAATAGGAGTGAGAAACCATGAACTATTATAAAATCAATTCTAGCGGCTCTAAAATCTGCATTGACGCTAACGGCTGGCATATTTGGACAAACACGCAAGGCCGCCTAATCGTCAATGGCCCCGACGAAAGCAACCGCCTGTTAGATTTTGCTACGGTCGATGAGGGCATTAGCTTTCTGTTTATGACAGGCCGCCAAGAACTAGCTCGCATAATCAACAAAGCAAAGCATGACGCATAACCATAATCAATAGGAGTGAGAAACTATGACTACCGAAACAACTTGCAACGGCTGGCGCAATGCCGCCACATGGACAGTAAGCCTTTGGTTTGGTGACCATTGGGCAGAATTAGCAGAAGATGGCTTTGACTTTTCTCCCGAATATCTGCGCGATATGGTCGAGGAACATGTCGAGGAACTGTTAGGGCGTGATTATGCCGCCGGTTTCATTTACGACATGCTTGACCTTAACAGTGTCGATTGGGACGCGCTGCGCGACCATTACGCGCCTGTGGAAAGCACCAACGCATGATCGCGCACATAATCGCAACAGCCGGCTTTGCCGCCGTGCTGTTGCTATCGATCACATCAATTATCATCACATTAAAAGGAAACTGAGAAATGACTAACGACATATTCCGCACAGTGCGCGAGCTACTCGAAAACCGCGACGATGTGCTGATGGGCAACGCCGTCAACAATGACGGCAAGCTATACGACGATAGCGTAGAAAATCTTCATGCGCTGGATATGCTTGAACCGTCCCTGCGCGGCCTTGTGAACGTATGCGTGGCAAGCGGCATGGAATGTGCCGAACTATATGAAGTCATTGGCCTGCTTGGCTTGGAGGGCGAATGATATGACAAACCACGGACGAACCTATCTTAGTATGCTGTCAGACGCAGAACTTGTTCGCACTGCATTAGATCGCAATCACGAACTGGCTGTTGTGTTAGCAGAACGCCTTAGCGAACTGTTGACCGTTGAAGCGCAGCTAGACGAAGCCAAGAACGAAATAGAAGACCTAAATTTACGGCTCACCAGTTGTATGGATCAAGCACTTAGATCGTTGGACGAAATAGAAGTTATGCAAGCGCAGTTGGACGCCCAATGATAGCCGTTGTCGGTGCAGCAGCCCTTTTCCTATTAACTCTAATATTGGACGATTAACTATGGCACCCGAATATTTCACAATCGCGGTTTTGTTAGCCGCACAAGCCGCAACGCTGGCTATCCTATGGGACACGCACAGGCAATACAGTTGGTTTCGCAACGCATGGGTGCGCGACACAAAAGAGTTGCTGTATTGGAAGCAAAACGCGCTCATACGCGACAAGCGCACGGGACGCTATCACAAGAAAGGCGAAAGCTAATGGAATACGCCCTACGCAAGCAAATCCAGCATCTAGCTAGCTACATCAGCGACAGAAGCGCGATTGCCGCCTATGTTAACAACGAGCATGGCCTAAACCTTAGCACGCTGGACATTATCGAAGTCACGGCAAATGACCGGCGGCGCTTCTATAGCACTGACCATGCGCCCATGATGCCCTCGCCGCTGATCGTGACGCATAAGTGGAAGGGTTACGATCCGTTGGCTGTTGCGCTGTTCAAATATCACGCAGCACGGTCATTTGGGCCCGACCAAAAATACTGGCTTGAACGACTAAACGACAAGCGCGCCAAACCTAAGACAACAGTGGAGTTATAATATGATTAAGACACCCCAAGCCGCCCCATTAGGGCGCAAATATCGCGTATCGTCCGAAAACGCATGGCCGCTGCGCGGCCTAGATGGTAAAACATTCGCAGAACGACACAAGGAAAAGGAGCAGAACAAATGAGCAATTCAGCACAAGAACATCTCGCACGCATAAGCAAACAGATTGACGGTGACATAACCCTGCGCGATTACTTCGCGGGACAGATACTAAACGGCCACATAGCCGGCCCCGTTGACGATGACGGTGCCCTAATTGACATTGCTAATTGGGCATACGAATTTGCCGATGCCATGCTTGAAGCACGGGAGCAGGGCGAGTGAGCCGACCGATGTTTTACCCTATGGGGACGCTAGAAGTCGGCGATGTTGGCACTATGCCAGCCGCCAACAAAGGCGATGCCAAGCGCACCAGCCGCAACGTGTCGCAATACGGCATACGCCACGGTAAGGCGTTTAAATGCCGCACTGCGGGCGGCATAACCTTTATAACTAGATGGATGTGACCATGACAGACCAGAACGGATATATGAAACTGACACGCACCCCTGCGGTGCGGTCAGCTAAAGACCCCAACACTTTCGCCAACCACCTAACCACCGCAAGCGGCGGGATAGGCGACAGGGTGACAGATGAAACCGCCACGCATTACATGATGCACCACTTTTGGATTGAGGAAAAGAAATGACCGAAAATATCCGCGAATGGGGCGCAGTCATGCGCTTAGCCAGACGCGCCGCGCTGTTGGCCGGTGAAGAACAACGCCGCATGGGGCGTGTGACGGAGCAAGAGGATAGCAGCATCATGCTATACACCGACGATCCGACAACGGCAGGGCTGTTCGCTCGCAATTCCGACATGGCCGCAATGTGCAAGACTAGCGCCATTGAAGGCGTGTGCATCGTGATGGGCGACAAGTTTCCACCTGCAGCGCATGAAGCCGAGCGGGACGATCTGGAACTGCCCCGCGTTGCTGCGATGTGGTTCCCTGCCTCCGGCGACAAATGCCCACGCTGCCGCTTGTTTAGGCGGACGGAAGGCGAAGTCTGCAAAACGTGTGAAAGGACACTGACAAATGACTGAAGAAGAAATAGACGCTTTTGAAAATTACGACCAACGCGCCGAAGCTACGCTGGCTTATCGCCTGATGGAGCATCTCGCCTTTAGAGGCATAATAACCGATATTGAAGTGAGCAATCTGCGCTTCCCGCCATGCGAGTTGATCCTAGACGCCGAAGAAGCATGGGACGAATAAACAAAAAACCCTCGGCGGAGTGAGGACGCCGAGGGTTTTCCAAAAGGGTCAGTAGAGCATTACCAACCCAAACATTGTATCACTGGAAACCCACTGATGTCAATTCCTGCCTATCGTTGGCATATTGCTGCTTGTAGGTAAGTTTTCCGCCATGCGGCGCAAGTCGGACTTGCTATATTTCTGAAGCGCATCCGGCGCGACAAAGATATGCTTTTTAGTGGGGTGTTCAACCGAACCGATCCGCCCCATGTCAACCCATCCAGCCTCCTTTAACGCATGAAGCAGCGCAGCTTGCGGAACCTTTAATCCCGCTGGCATGAACGGCGCGAGTATATCGCCAAGACGATGGAACGGCCCACCGATGACACCATCCGCAAACATACCCGACCGATTACGCATCAACTCTACCAGATAGCTTTCCGCTGCGCTCATGCCATGCTCGACCATGTTCAGCTTCCATTCGGTCACTGGCGGTGCAGCAGCAGGGTTGAACGCCGACACGTCGCGCTGGTGCAGCCAAGCGGCGCACTTTTCATAGCCGCCTGTCTTATACCAGCCCCACAGCGCGTCGGCTGCTGGCGTTGTCATGCGCGGCGCGTGTGTCCAGACGCAGAACCAACGGCGATCCTGCGTTGGCAGCGTGATAGGCAGCGAATCGTTCGTGTAAGCGATCACCATTAAGCGATTGACCAAATCATAGGGGTGCATACCCTTACGGTTGACCGACAGCGTTTCAGGTGGCGCAGCGATCAGCGGCTTTAGCTTGTTAGCCATAGCGCGGCGCTCTCTTGCCTCTGGTTCCTTTAACTCATTCAGGATGACCACTTCAGCCTCAAGCGCATAGCCCCACTGGCTTTCCAATCCGCCAGCCTCAATGACTGACCTGTTGCGCCAGTTCTTGCCGCCTAGCGCCCACAGGAACGGCTGGAATATAGTATCCTTGCCCGCGCCTTCATCGCCGCCAATAAGGATGGCGTGATTGATCTTGACCGTTGGGTTTTGTATCTTGAACGCCATAGCGTTAAGGATATGGTCTAACTCTTTATCATCCGCGATCAGATTGCGGCAATGCGCTAGCCAAGGCTCGACATCATGATCCGCAATCTTGTCGCTATCAGCTACATCAGGGCGGGCGTTTGTCCACCTGTTGCCGTAAACCAACCCGTCGCGCGTCACCAGAACGTCATCGCCGGCGGCAAACGTCACCGCTGCCAATGCTGGCGCGCCGCGATCCTGCCGACGCTCATCAAAATAGATGGACGCTTGCACACGCTGCGTTTTCTTGTGGATGGAACGACAGTCAATGTGACGGAACAAAGCGTTGAAGACGTTACGCGCTATCTCTTGACGTGTGACCATGTCGAAATAGCAGTCATCAGACTGTATGTAAGCGAACCGATCAAACCACTCGCTTTGTTCCAGCCGTCCTGCTTCTTTCTTTTCGACCTCACGCACACGCGCTGCGGCTTCATCAGGGAAGGCTTCCGTTGGTGAAATCTTGTCCATCATCGACGCCATGCGTTCAGCGATTAGCTCATCACGCAAGCCGGGCGTTGCCTGCGGCCCACCGTTAGCGGCGACCCAATCAAGAAACGTGCGGCTGTCTAAGTCTTGGCAATGGCCGTGGTAGCAGCAGAACGAACGATCCAGCGGCTTGTAGCGCGCCTCGATCATGCCGTCGCTGTGTTCGTGATGGTTAGGGCAGACAATGCCACACCAGCCGTCGTTGTTAGGTGCGCTAAGAACTAGGTTCTGTTCGCTTAACCATGTCAGGACGTTGTCCTGTCCAGTGTCGCGTATCTTTACGGCTTTATAGTCCGCTGTGTCGCCTTCTTCTGGCGTAACACCCAAAGCAGTGCAAATCTGCTCTAAAGTGTATTCACGCTCTGGGTGGAACTCGACCAGCCGTGCGGGAAAGTTGCCGCGCCCGCGCTTCAGGTTAATGCTGTCAGGGATACGGCAGTTGCGGACAGCGTTAGTCGCGCCGGGGTCGGTATAGCCCGCATCTGCAATAGCTTTGACGGCAGCGCAGAAATCGCCTTTGTTTGGTTGCTCGTTAAACGCATAGCCCCACTGGAACGAACCTTCGCTAGTTTCCAGTATCCATGTCGGGTCAAGCGGCGGCGTCTTAGACTTTGTGCCAATGTCATCCAGCATCATAAACAGGACGAACTCGACGTTGCTGGACTTAGCAGCCGGCTTGCCGTCTACAAAGCGGTCAACGACGAACGAACCTGTGTTGATATACCAAGCCTCGCCATCTTTAATCCGTGCCTTTTCGGGCAGGAACGCAGGAAAGGTCGCCTTCGGCGCACCATCTGCATGGTAGATTAGGTTGCCGTCATCGCCGCGTATTGGCTTCTGACGCACTAACAAAGCCGTTTCACCCACTGTATCAGCGGCTAATCCAACTATATAATCTATAAACTTCTGGCGATCCTCACTCATCGCTTGCTCCTTATTTGCCATAACGTTCCATAATTGCCACTTCTGCGTTCAGGGGTAGCCCCGATGCCCAAGGTGGCGGCGTACACATAACCTGCACCAGCCGCGCTGCTGCGGCTTCTGCATCTGCTTCTGGCACTTCCAAGACGATTTCATCGTGAATATGAAGTACCGTATCGTCCAACTGCCGCAAGGCGTAGCGCAGCAAGTCATTAGCGATAGCTTGCGTGATGTTCTCACACGCCAAACCGCGCCATAGCCGCGCCCTCGGCCACTCCTTCGCGTCCGCGGCGGGCTTCCAAGAAGCCTTCGCGTAGGTCAGGTTGCCTTCCTCGTCGAAACGGGCGAAAGGATAGCATAACACACGTCCAGACGGAAGGGCATACCAAAGATGCAGTCCATCAAATAAATATGTGATGCGGCCTATTGTAAACTCACGGTTCTTGTTCCGCATGGCGCGCATATAAGTCTCTTCCAGACCCGACCAGTACGGCACGGCCCACTGGTTAGCCCTGCGCCATGCGTCAACCATGCGCTTTGCGTCGCTCTCTGACATCATCAAGCCGTAAATGCGGCCCATGCTGGCGAACGCTCCAACGCCGCCGGCAAAGCCACAGGCCAACTCTTGCACCTTGCCGATCTGGCGCTGGTCTGTAGTGACATCGCCGTAACCGACATGAAAGGTCGCCATAGCGTTGTGCTTGTACACGTCTTCGCCCTTGGCAAAGATGTCCAGCTTGCGTTCACCAAAGATACTGTCGGACGCCCACGGCGTCACACGCGCTTCAATCGCAGCCCAATCGGCAACAACAAGGCGCTTGCCTTTGCCGGCCATCAGCGCAGGGCGCAGCATACCTTTCAGCACGTCAGTTACACGGCGACCATGGTCAGGGACAATTTGATGCCCGCGCACCATAGCCTGCCGTACTAATGCAGGGTCTGCGGCGCACTTTCTTGGGAAGTTATGGACCTGAAGCCCATACGATGCAGCGCGGCCAGTAGCGCTACCTCCTGCAAATACGAACGCTCCTCTAACGCGAAAATCCTCCTCATCAGCAAGCGCCGCTGCACGTTGGAACTTCGCAACGGACGATGCCCACAGATCGTCCGCGCACTGGATAACATCCGCCACTTCCGCCGGCACTTCATCAGGGTTCTCCTCCGCTAACGCCAGCAAGTTTGCGCGCGCGTTTTTATCTAGACATCTATGCTCACGTTCTTTTTTAATAAGCGTCATAAGTTTCCGCGATTCAGGCCCAACGCGGTCCCAAACCCAGTCCTTCATACGCACGCTGCGAACGCTTACAATTTCGCGGTTGGTTATCTCGCACACCAAGTTCTGTATTTCAATTGTTTCTGCGTTTGAGTACGAAACCGCTGCCAGCGCCAATGGCCTGTCGAGCAGCACGCCGCGGTCGTTGATACGCTCGTTGACATGATAGTCAGCCAACTCTTCAGCCGACAGCGGGCGCTGCGCCTGCGCTATGGCACGCATGGCCCGCACGTCCTGTTCGCAATAGTCAACCATCTCTTGCATCAGCTTCGCGTCTGCGCGGAACTCGCCGTCGCCTTGCGGGATGGATAGCGCGCGGATCAGTTGTCCGCCGCGGTGGTCTTTTTTCATAGTCGCGCCAGCGAAGCGGCCCACATCCTCAAGGCTGCCCGGCGCGCAGTTAGCGCGGGCTTGTGCTGCGGTGCAATAAAACTGCTCCAGCTTAAACTCGACCTGAAGGACATACCAGAATATCAGACGCTCAAACGCTGCGTTGTGCGCGTACACCAGCCCCTTGTGATCACGCACGGCTTGCGGGAAAGGCTCACCGGGTAGCCACGTCCGCACGTCTTCGTCATCAAATGCGTATGACATACACAGCACGTCGGTGCTGGCGTCCTGCGCGTAATTGTACACGCCGCGGCTGCGAAGGTCGCACCGACTGCGCGTTTCAAAGTCTACCCATAATTTAGTCATGAAGTTCTCACTCTTCTGCTACTCGCCGGGGTGGTGGATCACCCCGGCTTTCGCACCACTTAGGCTACGCGACGCCGGCGACGCGCACCTTCAGCGGCTTCAGGATCAGCGGCGGTTTCCGATACCGCTTCCTCTGGTTCAGCTACCGAATCGGTGTCCATAGACACCCAATCGGTAATCTCAAAGATAGGCGTAAAGATACGCCCGTAAGTCTTGTGCTGGTAATGCTCGGTCTTTAGTTCAAGCAATGGCACAGGCTTAGTCTGGTCTTTCTCGACCTGATCAGCGATGGCGACAGCCAACGCCTGCACGGCGCGTTTGCCACCGACTGACGTAGCGGTGAAGCGTGCCTGCATATCCTTGTCTTCGCCGTTGGTGCAAACGAGCATCATGCCCACTTGCATTTCCCAACCGCGCTGTGCGCCTGCTGGCGCTGGGTCTAGCTCTGGAAGCGGCTCTGACACCGGCACCAGCTTTTCAGCCAGCACTTCGCCGTTGCCCCACGCAATGTAGCCGTGGACGAACGAGAACGGGTTAGCTGCCCAGCGGCTGCCTTCCTCGACTTCGGTCTGGTCTGCACCGAAAACCCAATGGCCTGTCTTGTCCATCTTGAGGATGACTGTACCACCGGGGGCACTTTCAGCTTGGATGGAGCGCAAAGCGCCAGAGAGCGATTGTACTGACGGCAAGTTAGCGCCGCCAAAAGTAGTGATATTGGACATTACTGTATTCCTTTTCTGTTACTGTATTTTAGACATAGCTTTGGTAAGCATCTGTCCGATCTGCAAGACCGCTGGCCGGGAATCACTTTCCGGCGCAAGGGTAGAGCCACTGGAGACAGCGACAATTAAGTCCGCTGGCAATTCTATTTTGGCTTTCTTCAAAGCCTTTTCCGCTTGTGCAGGCGACAGCGGCTTTGGATCAGCCCATGCTTCTACACCCGCAGCGGACATGAAAGCTACAGCTTTATCTTCGTTTGTCCACTGCCGTGTTGCGCGTTTGTTGACCAGCTTCCAGCCGGGGACTTTTGCCCCGCTTTCCAGAAGCCCATGCGCCAACTGCTGCAAATCTTTAATGAACGCCTCGACCAGCGGCGCCTGTTCCAGATAGTGTGCTATCTGATCCATTGGCAGCGCATCGACCTTGACCTTCAGCGCGCGGTCTACAGCGCCGGTCATAACAGGGCAGACAGGCTTGGCCGCGCACCACTTGCAATGGTCGCCTGATGCCAACGGCGCGTCTGGCCGCGCAGCAATCTTGACGGCAGCGGCAAGTTCTTTCTCAAACGCATCGACGCGGTCCAGCGTTGTCACCCACCGCTTAACGTAAGGCGGCTGGACAATGATTAGTTCTACTTCTTTGGCTCCGTCGAAAGCCCACGCCGTTTCCGCCGTTCGCCTAGACGCCGCAGCGTAGAAGAGTAATTGGGCGTTTTCGGTGGCTTCAACAGCCACACCATCGCCAAATTTCCAATCCAGAACAATCGCTCGATCACCAAGGCGACCAAGAAGATCGGTAGAACCAAAAACGTTAGGCAAATAATCACCAAAACCAACCCTGCTCTCAACAGCATATTCCATCTCCCCCTGCGGGTCTATCTCGTCCAGCGCACGCAGCGCCGGTATCAGCTTGTCCTCGACTAACGCTTCCGTCAACTCTACGTCTTCGTAACGCAGACCAACCAAGCGGTACGGGTCAACGTCGCGTTCTAGTATAGTTGCAATGCTGTCGTGCAGGAGCGTGCCTTCGTCGGCGTAGCTGCTGCTGGGCTTTGGCGGTACGGTGTCCACCAGCGCCACGCTGCCGGGGCAGGCTATGACGCGCTTGGCGGTCGAACCGCCGACAATCTTACTGTGTTGCATAATGTACCTCACTTTACTGTTTGAGATGTGACCATAGACTGCAACAAAACTTAATGCAAGGCTTGAAATTGAAAAAATTTTGTAGTAGCCTTTTTGCATGACTGAGAAAGAAATAGAGCGGTACTTTTGTAAACGTGTGCGGGCGCTGGGCGGTTTTGCCTATAAGTTCCGCAGCATCACGCAAGTTGGCGTTGCCGACCGCATAGCTTGTATGCCTAACGGTGAGGCTTGGTTTATAGAAATCAAGCAGCCCAACGGACGCCTGTCTGCGTTGCAGCGTATCTTTTCAGATGAGATGGCACACACCAAGCAGCACTACGCGTGTCTGTGGTCGATAGAGGACATAGACGCATGGCTCAAACGTTTCAGCTAAGACCGTACCAGCAGCAGGCGGCGACGTTCCTGTACGAACGCGACCGCGCCATGATCCTTGCGCCTGTAGGCGCTGGCAAGACCGCCATTACTTTGACGGCGATGGATGAGATGCTGCGCGATGGCATTGTCAACCGCTGGCTGGTGGTGGCGCCGAAGCGTGTCTGCACTGACGTGTGGCCGGTGGAAGCGCCGAAGTGGTCTAGCCTTACGCCCGCGGTGGCTGTTGGCACGCCGGCGCAGCGCGCAGCCGCAATGGACAGCGGCGCCAGCGTTGTGGTTAGCAATTATGATAACTTGGACAAGCTAAAGGACTTATCAAGTTTCGATGGAGTGGTGTTTGACGAACTGACGCGACTGAAGAACCCGTCAGGCAAACGCTATAAGGCTTTGGAGAAAATCATGTCTTCTATGAGAATACGTTGGGGGTTGACAGGATCGTTTACGTCGAACGGGCTGGAGGATGTCTTCGGCCAGTGCAAGATAATAGACCAGTCGTTGCTGGGCCGCGCCAAGGGTGCGTTCATGCAACAGTATTTCATCTGCACCAACCGCGAGTTTGGTCAATGGGTACCCGCAGCCGGCGCGCTGGAGCAAGTCATGAAGCGCATACGCCCTGCGACGTTCGTGCTTGAGCCGGGCGAGTACAAGGACAAGCTGCCGCCATGCCATGTCACTGAGGTACGCGTCGCGCTGGATGACCGCGCGCCATACGAAAAGATGAAGCGCGACTATGTCGTGCGTTTCGGCAGCGACCAGATCGTAGCCCAGAACGCAGCGGCGGTAACGACCAAGCTGCAACAGATGGCGTCTGGCTTTGTGTACAACCGCGACGCAGGCACGCCGTCCATCTGGTTCAGCAGCCACAAGTTTGACCGGCTGGAAGAACTGCTGTCGGAAAACCAGCGGGCCAATACGCTAGTAGCGTATACATATCAGGAAGAGTTAGCGGAACTGAAGCGCCGCTTCCCGCACGCGCAGACGATGGATGATGACAACGTCATCGAACGCTGGAACGCAGGCGAGGTCGAGCTGTTGCTGGCCCACCCTAAGTCGGCAGGGCATGGCTTGAACCTACAGCATGGCGGATGCCACATGGTGTTCCTGTCGCTGCCGTGGTCGCTGGAGTTGTACGAACAGACTGTCGGGCGTTTGCACCGCAGCGGCCAGACAAAAGATGTCTGGGTCTACGTGATGCTAACCGAAAAGAGTATTGATGAACGCATATGGGCGGCGCTGCACGACAAGCGTACAGTATCCGACCTAGCACTAGAGGAACTAAAAAATGAGTAAACTAAACTGGCGGTCGATGATTGCCGTGCTGTCTGACCTTACGGAAGACCAGCTAAAGCAGGCGCTGGACGCTGAACTGAAGACGCACAAGCGCCCAGCCATAGCCCGGCGGTTGCACCAGCGTTACTCTGCGATGCGGACAGCGCGGGAGCGCGTCGAGATTATGGTAGGGTTAAAGAAATGACAGACCATGCGGCAGCCGCAGCAGAGGCACTAGAAAAGGTGCTTGCCATGCTGCGGGCAGGCCATGTGCCAGAAGACTTAGGTGAGGCGGTGATACTAATCGGTCGCCTGATGGCTAGGCGCACCTAGCATTTCAGTTGTGACCATGACGCGGCCCACAGCGCCGTACTCTTTATGGTACGTGATGGCCCATGCCGCGCGGTCTGCGATCCAGCCGCCGCGTGCAGCGTAGGCATCCCGCGCAGCCAGCGTCGGGTGTTGCACAACTGTCACACCATTATATTCTTTTTCGTCGCGGTGATGGCGGTGGCCGCAGTGTATCTCACGGCGGGTAGTGCGACCCCACTGTTGCGGGAACTGCGCGGCGAACAGCAGCGGTAGGTTTTCGTTCTTAACCTTGTGACCGTGGTGCACGCCCAGCATGGTGTTGCCCCACTCAAATACATAGAACGGCAGGACGCTGTCGTTGACAGTGACGCGCGGTTCTTCTTCGTAATGCACAGAAAACAAATCGGCTAACCAGCCGCTGCTTTCTTCGTCGTGATTGCCTTCGGCTATAATCAGATACACTTCTTGATGTCGCTGCAACGACAGCGTCACCAGTGAGCGGATGATGCGGATGGCTGCGCGGCGTATCTTTGGGAAGCGGCTGTCCGCATCCAGAACGTGCTTGGACGCTGGCGTCACAGGCGTCTTGCCGTCGGTGTGCAGGAAGTCGCCTTGGATGTTGACAACTGCCGTGTGCGCTGTCGGGCTTTGGTTGATCATCTGCGCCAGCGCCGCAAGGATAGTTTGCTCTGCTTTAGATACGTTCCAATCAGCGCCGCCTTCCTGATGCCATGCCAGCATACCAAGGTGGTAGTCGGTGAAAGTGTACAGGTTGCACAGATGCTCTTCAGTAGCCTCTGGCGCGACGATAATGTCCGCCGGCTGTATCTGATCCTTGAAGCCAGCGACTGTCTCACGCATGGCTTCTACCATCGCCTCATGCGTCAGCGACGCTTTGACCCACTGGCCTGATGGCTTGCCTTCGGAGTTGTAGTAGGTTGACACGCCCTTGGTGACATAGCCCTGCGGCACTGGCCGAGTGAAGTCGTTTTCGGGCGCGTAGCCCTGCAACGCCGCTTTCTTCTTGACCGCAAGGTAAGCGTCGCTTGCGCCGCCTATGTTGATGCCCATTGCAATCGACGCAGCCCTAGCGCCGCCGTGTTCTTGAATGGCCTCAAGCATCTCACGCTGACGGGGTGTACAATATTTGTACAACTCTGGGTCTATAAATATGGATGACGGCATTTATTTGCCTTTCGGGCAATCAGCCTCACAGATACAAATAAAGGCGCTGTTATGCGCCTCTATTTCTCTGATAGTTTCTGATGTGTCTTTCGTCGCGTCGTAACTTATAGGCTTCGCAATAGCACAATAGCTATTTACGGGAACGGTCGAAACGGTCGCGCAACCGTTCGTCGCGCTCAGGATCAGGGACGATGACAGCAGCCTCGCCCAGCTCGATTTGACGATTAATGGCATCGTTCATTTCCTTAATGGTTTCTTGACGGCCCCGCTGCTTCCAACGGTTCTCATTCCAAAGCCCTAAAAGCTTGTTAATGATACCCAGCAGGGCCGTCAGGAACTTCATTATTCGGCGGGTGCTTCAGACAGAAGCATAGCGGCTACACCAGCCAGACCGGCAACTGCCGTGGAGATTGTAGCCCACTGCGCGTCGGACAAGCCGAACGCCAATGCGATGCCAGCGAAGCCTGCGTATGTGCTAGGCTCTTTCAAACGGGTTACTACCCAAGATACGATTTTCATGTTATTTTCCCTTCGGATAAAACTTCCAAGGCAGTTCCCAATGTGGGCCATCCTTGAACGCGCGCCAATCACCACCCCATTGGAGCGGGACTTTCTCATCCGCCGCAGCGGCCTTAACTATCTTAGCCAGCTTGTGATACAGCGGCCAATCCCAACGTACTTCGCCAGCAATCATAGGCGCTAGATCGACAGCGTGACCAGTGATGTGACGCGAGTTCATCGTCTTCGACGCGCCTTGGCTAACTAGCTGCTTCTGCCGCTCGACGCTGCGTATGCCTTCTAACACCGTAAAGTCAAGGTCTGACAGCGCAGCCGCCTTCTTGACTACGCGCACCAGATCAGGATGTACGCCTTCAAGTCGTGACAAACTGCGCTGGCCTAAGACTATACTCATGCAGCGCCCTTTTGCAGCAGGCTTATTAATATGCCAATCAGCAGCATGATGATTGTACCTGTCGCAGTCATGCCAATGCTTTCCAGACGCTTCATCCGCGCGCAGATACTTTCGTACCGAAAAGCGCAGACTTGTTCGTGTGTGTTAAGCTGCGCTTGGGTTTCGTCGATACTAGCCATTGTTAGCGCCTCATCATGTTGCGGGGGACTGTGCCGTATATCGGTACAGGATAGCCTTCGGAGTAATCAATATCTATCAGCGGTTCGCCGGTTTCAGGATCGAAGTCAGGGAACTCAGAGATGCCGTATATATTGTTCATGGCGTTTTGGTTTTGCGCTTGCGTCATAATATTCTGCGTCTGCGCGCCGGCCTTAACCGGCGTAGAACCTAAGACTTTACCTGCGCCACGAGCGGTGGCCCCCGTAACGCGGCCTGTTGTGGTCGCCCTTCTCTCCCGCGTCGCTGCTTTTTCTATAGCCGCGGCGGTTGCTTGCGGGTCAAGCATTTCTGTGGCAATTTCGATAGCCAATTTACGGTCGATTTGGCCTTGAAGACGGTTGAAGATCGTGTTCGCAATGGTCGCGGCACGGTTTAGCAACGCAGGCATATCTCCGGTCTGCGACGCTAACTGAGAGATGCGCGGCGCGGCAGATGCACCCTTCTGGGCTTGCGTTTTGGTCGCGGCGACCCGCGCAAGATCGTCGCGTATAGCCATAACAACACCCGCCTGTTCAGGCGTTAGCACATCAGTCAGTTCTTTGAACCGCGCTTCGCCAGTAGTCGCGCGCTTCAACGTCCCCGGCGCGTCTTTAACTGCGGTCGCAAACGCGCCAGCGCGTTCCGCTCCGCCTTCTAGCGGCGCCGTAAGTTTACCTTCAAGATATTGACCGACTTCCATCTGGTTGATCGGCTTGGACTTTTCGGCAAATGTCGTGCGTGCCGCACCGTACTCAGGCGCTTTAGACTCCAGCCAATTAACCAGTTGCGTCTTTACCTTTGCAACTTGCGCGCGTTCAGTAGACGCCAACGCAGTTTCGCCGGTTTTCGTAAGCATCTTATCTAACGAAATTTTAACGTTGTGAATATACCGTGTTGGATTGCTATCAAACGTCACACCCTGCGACGCAGAAAGTCGTGCCGCATCTGGCATCGCCTGCTTAATGTAAGGGTCATCAGCCAACTGCATAAGTTTTGGATCGGCGCGAAACTTCTTCGTTTCAGCAGCAGCGTATAGCGGGTCTGTAGCCGCTCTGCGCGCAGTAACCGCCGCCGTGCGGTCGCCGGGCGTGCCACCAACTGTCCGAAGGCTGGCAAGCCGCGCGGCTTCGGCTTCGTTTGCGCGGGCCAGATATTCAGATGGCTTTGCTTTGGCGCCGGCCTCACCCATTGCCGAAAACTTAGTAAGGCCCAAAGGCGACGCTTGCTGCGCGGCAGTTGGTCTGCTGCCCGGCACAATCTCACTGGGCGCGCGAAGCTGAGCGATAAGTTCTGGCGCGCGCCCTTCGGCGGCTTCCATATACGCCGCCGACTTAGGCGCCATAACGTTAGCAATTTTAAGTGGCGCCCGCCCAGCGGCTTTGGCAACAGCACGGCCAGCAGGCTTCAGCACATTTACTGGGTTTGTAACTTGCGCCATTTTATTTAATGCGCCGGCGGGGCCAGTTCTACCTGCGCGCGCAGCAACGCTGGAACCGCCAGATAGCAGCGTAGACATATCAGCCGCGAAACCTACCGGATCAGTCGCCAGCGTATTTTTAATGGCGTCATATGTACCGTAGCGGTCGGCCATCTGACCGCCAAACTGTTGCGCTGTACGCATGGCCCGCTCCGCCGCTTGGGGGTTGGCGTCCAAATCATTAATGAAATTATACACGTTTTTCGGCAACGCTTTTTGCGCGCCGGTTTTTAAACCGCCTGCCGCAATGTCGAGAAGCGTGCCTGCCGTTTCTATAGGGTTAGTGACGGCGGTGTAAAGCCCTGTTGCAAACTCGGCAGCACTAGAGGGGATGTTAGGTATAGCTTCAACAGCGGCGCCAAACAACGAACGCTTAGGCGGCGCTTTCTTTGGTGGCGGCGCGTTCTGACCAGAGCGAACGCGGGCGCGGGCAAGCGCAAGCGCGCGTTGCTGGTCTAGTGTCATTGCCATAATTTACGCTCCGCTGGAGTCATTGCTTTCCATTCCGTAGCGGTCACGCCAGAAGGCGCTTTAGTGACCAGCGTTTTTGTTTTGGCGGGCGGCGTTCCTCTTAGCTTAAACGCAGGAAGTTCTTTAACGTCATCGCCAAACTGAATATTGTACACGCGTTCAGCAAGATTGGTTGCGTTACGAACTTGTTCGATGATGCGATCCATTTGCGCGTCAAGCGCGCGCGGCGTCATACCTTCAAGTTTAAGATCGGCAATCATGTCGGCGGCAATCTTCCACTCTTGCACGGCCATATTTCCGACTGCGCCAGAAGCAGCGGCAGCATCTTTACCCAGCGACGTAACTACACCTTTTAAGTTGCCAAAAAGCGTGTCTGCTTCTTTAGTGGATTCGCGGAATGAAGGAACGTACCCGCTAAAACCAGTAATAGCTTCCTTTTGGTCGGGCGAAAGCGATTTGATTTTATTGGCGATAGAGATAATTCCCTCTTTAGGGTTATACGCTTTGTCTATAAGCGTCTGCGCCCTGCTGTACGCCTGTGCCACTTCACTTTTACGTGCAATTTTCTGCTGTGCCGTTACCGGCGCGGGGCCAGCGTCACGCGCAGCTTGAATTTTTGCTGCTTCCGCATCATACATTTCTTGCTTTGATGGACGTGTGGCACGCGACGTTGCCGCCACATCTTGCGTGGGGACGCCGTAAATGCCGGGGGCTGGCGATACACTTGGATTGCGGCCTTTAATTTGCTGGCCGACCTGATATTGCGCCATCGTGTTCTGCATCTGCGGAGCGCCGGTTAAGCCGGCGGTCTGCGATTGCATTGGCTGTGCGGGTAAATTAGCAAACTGCGATTGCGGAGTCTTGCCGTCATACGACATTGGCGAGACAGCCATTTGATCAGGCAAGGTTGCGGGCGCGCCGCGTACCTGATTGTCGGTGACGCCGGGGGCGTTTGGCGCGATAGTTATATTATGCTGACGCGCCCAAGCCTCAAGCTTTGGTCCGCTTCCGGGTTGAGCAATACTAACCAGCTTATCAAAGTCCGCCTTTGCCATGACGCCCGTTTCCAGCGCGGAATCCACAACCAGCGAAAGCGAGTTAACTGGGGCGGCGGCGCTATTCGGTTTGTAGCCAGACGCAAAAGGATTAGGTGCTGCTGCCTGTGGTGCGGTTGGCGTCCTAGGTGCGGGTGCAGGCGCTGCGCCGGTGTTTGCAGGGCCGGTTACAACGCCGGGCATTATTCTAGTTGGGAAAGAACCTGTAGGGCTTGTTTCCTTAATGTATAGGTTTCCTTCAGCGTCGAAAATGTCGCTGTGGCTTACCGCAAACTGATCCTTAGCGTCCAAAGTGCGGATAAGTATCTTCTTACGGTTTTCCTCAAACCTACTAGGGTCGTTTACTAAGTTAGCTACTGTTTCATCTACCCGCGCTTGAAGCGCAGGATCAGAAAACTGCTGCTTTAACCGTTCGGCGCGCGCTACAACTTCATCAGGCGTGCTTGAGTTGGCTATATCATTAGCCGTCGCCTTATAGAATTTCATGACGTAATCTAATTGGGCAACGTCAGCTTCAGTTTTTCCTTTAGCCAACGCAGATGGTTGCAATGCTTCTTCCCGCGCGCCGCGTTCTTGCTGCAACTTTAACGTTTTTTGCGCCGCGTCGGCTTGACGTTCAGCCGCTTCCTGCTGCTTCGTCGCGTTCATCATGTTGACGTACTTCGCGGTCTGCGCGGCTGGGTCCGGCATCTTGAGCAAGTTTATCTTAGGCATCGTTTGGCTTGGCATATCAATAAACCTTTTTAACCGACGGGTGGTTTGGTGCGGTTGTAGTAACCCATTATGGCGTTGTTCATAGGCGCCGCGGTAACATAGCCAGATATTTGTCCAAGGGCGTTGTTAAACGCGTTAGCTGTCCCTGCATAGCCTGACGCGCGGGCGTTCCCTATGTTGGTTGCGTTGTTGGCTTGAGCGTTGCCAATATTGTAAGCGCTTTGCATAGCCGCGTTGCCTATGTTTGCCGCGCCGCGCTGCGCCGCGTCTGAAACGTAGAACGCGTTATTTGCGGTGTTCGTGCCTCGGTCCAGCGTAAGACCGCCTACTGTGCCGTAGTATGCCGCATCGTTTGCTTTAGTCGCTGCGCTCTGGTTCATAAGGTTTTGGGCGGTTGTGTTACCGCGCGCCAAACCAATCCCAGCGGTCGCTTCGCCAAGGTTCAAAAGATTTGCTGACGTTGTCGCGCCGCGGTTCATAGCGATATTGCCGGTTGCGGTCCCTCGATTTACAGCAAGATTGCCAGTTGCGGCCCCGCGGCCTATAGAGTTTGCGGATGTCGCCTGCGCCCGCGCCAAAGCGTTTGCCGCGCTGCTTGAACCAAGCTGCCCCGCCGCACCCGTCATGACATTTGATGCTGACTGACCCGCAGATGACAAACCGCCAAGCGTATTAAGGCGGGCAGCGCGTTCAGTTTGAGCGCGGTTAAACGCGTTTTGATATTCTTGGCTGGCTAAGTCTTGACTAAACCGCTGGATGCCTTTCAACGCGCCACCGGACAATACGCCGCCGCGCGCAGATGCCGACCGATCTAACCCCTTTAGACCTTCTGCCATACGGAAAGCATAGCCGGGGTCTTGCTGGAACTGGTCTACACCAAAAGCCTTAGCATACTCACCATAATTGGCAGCAGTCGTGTCGCCGCCAAGGCCCATAAGCTGCATAATCTGCTCTTGAGCAGTAAGGCCGCTTTTTATAAATGGCTGCTGGAATTCGCCTTGCCGCTGATACGCTTTCTCAAAATCACCTTGAGCGGTAGTATAGCCCAGTTCCGCGGCAGCTTGAGCCTCGTCATAACCCCTGTTGACGCCGGTTAGGGCTGTGTCGTAGCCCCTATTAACGTCGCCCAAGGCGGTGTCAAAACCCAAATCGCTAGCCGCCTGCGCCCCGCCATACGAAGAACGGTATGCGTCTAGGGCGGTATCATAACCCTTACCTAAAGCTGCTTCCGCGCCAGTAAACGCCGTCTGGTCCGCAATACGCGCTTCGTTGTAGCGCAGGCGCTCCAAATTTTGCGCCTGAAAATTTGCTTCATTCTGCGCCTGCTGCGCTACTGCTGCTGCTTCTCTTGCCGCTGCAACGGACTCAGCCGACGCGGTGCGCTGCGCTTCTAATCCCAGCGCCGCTGCACGTTCTTGCGCTACTGCCGCAGTGTTAGACGCGGTCACTTGCGCTTGAGCGGCTTTGCTGGACGCTTTAGCAGATACGACGCCGCCGACTACTGCCGTCCCGACTACTGCTGCTGCTGCTGCTAAACCCATTTTACGCTTCCTTCAGTTGCAAACGGTATGCACTACCGTGATCTTGCGCGCCTAGGCGCTTATATAGCATAGAAATACGGGGACCAGAACCCCTTTTGCCTGCCTCAAAAAAGACTTCGTCAACACCTTTATTTTTTAACTCTTTAATTGCCTCACGTTGCAACTTCAACCCTAAACCGGGGAACTCTGGCGACGCAAAGAATGTAGTGTTTGTCGCGGACAGAATGTCAGGCGAAGTCAACGATGGGGCTATTAGCGTCATCAAATAACCAAACATACGGCCATTACACCGCGCGGTCATTATCTGCATAGCGCCAACATCATCTAGCGCGCGCATAAGCGGCAAGTTTTTATTCTGCCAGTTGCCCGGTGTTTCGCCTACCTGAATAAGATGCTCGTCAAACAGACTGTCGGCGTCGCGCACCCAACTATCAAAGTCTTCTGTCTGAAAGGTGACACCTTCGGGCGGCTCGTTAATTTTTGGCGCAAACGCCGTTATCGTCTGGTGCTTGGCAACCGATGCCAACTTTTCCATTGCTGGTGCGTATGCGTTGTAGTGACGCATCATTGCGGGTAAATTGATCTGGATGTTAACAGGCGCCATACGCGCATAGTGGTCAAGATCATGCGGCTGCTGAAGGCAATGCTCAAACACTGCCGCGCAAGTGTCTTCATCGTTCAGGCTGTCGAACGATACGGACAAGACGTTGGGTAGCCGCGCCTCAATCTGGTCTAGGCTGCGGTCCAGCTTCAGCAGTAGGGCGTCAAGACCAGCGCGGTCAAACTGCGTGCCGGCTATCTTCATCAGACTTTCGGCAACTTCGTCACGCGGACGGCGGACAACCAGAACGCGTGCGTTGGGCGCAAACTTGTCTAGCAGCCGCCACCAAGGCGCACCGGCAGTTTCTGCCGTGCCGATGTTAGGTTGCGAAAACCATGCCTGCACATCGTCAATGCTACGCATATGCCGTAACTCTTCATGGCCGCACACCCATTCACCGTAAGTCAGAAACTGGGACAGCCAAGCTGACCGTGACCTAGGTAAAGAGAATACGACGAAGGGCGGCATTAGCTGATCTCGCGGCCAGACGCGCGCAAGTTGACTGCCGCTGCTGCTGACGCAAGCGTAGAGACAAACCCGCCAGACGGCAGGGTGTGGCCTACGATTTCAGGAAAGGTGTATGTCTCGCCGGGTTGCAGCGTCCGCGTCTTGACGATCAGGTTGCTGTTGCCCGTGGCTTCGCTGACCGCTGCCAAGTTGACGCTTACGTTGACCATGCCGCTACTAAAGTTGGTAGCCGTGAACTTGTCAATGATAGTCGTGGTACTGCTTGGCGACACATACTGCGTAGTCTGCGCGTTTTCCATATTCTTGGCAGGGATGATGTTTACTGCGATAATTGGCATGGGCCGGTCCTATCAGGTTACGTTGCCGGTGACGTAGAAGGTTTCAGCGCCAGTACACAGCACGTTAGCGACGCCGTAGGCTGCAACAGTGCGGCTGCCTGTGGTTGCAGTACCGCCAAGCCGTAGCGTCGTTCCAGCGCCTTGTGTGAGCGTAATGGCGCTGGCGCTGCTGTTGACAACAAGAAACTCGTTACCGGCCACAAACACGCCCGAAGGGACTGTGGTGGTAGCGGAAACAAACAGATGCTTTCCGATGTCCGACGCCGCAGCCGTAGTGTTGAGGCTTTGCGGGACGCTGCGGTAGCCAACAGTGTACGGCGTACCAAGGCTGTCATTGACAGTTGATGCCGAAGCCAGACCTGTAATGGTCTTGTTTGTCAGCGTCTGGGTGGCTGTCAGGTAGACGCCGTTTGTCACTGTGCCAGCGTTACCGGATATGTCGCCAGTAATAGTGGATGTTGTGATTGTAACGCCGCTGATCGTACCGCCGGTGATAGCCACGTTGTTGGAGTTCTGGCTGGTGATGGTGCCGTAGGTCGCAATGTTATCGACGGACCATTGCAGCACGTCAGTCGCGCTTTCCAAGACTACCTTGTAGCTAGTAGCTGTAGAGAACCACAGGTTACATTCGCCGCGGGAATCCAGAATAACTGGATTAGTGTTGGGTGTGACCCCTGACGCATCAGTGTACGTCTGCAAAGGTGTTGTCGTACCAGCAGCATAGGTATAGACCTTGCCGCCGACCAACGGGCTACCGTTAGCATCGAAGAATTGTGCTTTAGGTTGTTGAGCAAGAACAGTCATATCTAAACCCTAGTTAATGTTATCAGTTACCGTCAGGATGACGGATGGGATTGCGGGGACAGGTGCGCTGGCCCCAAACGCTTCAATTTTACAGCCTGTATCATCAGTAGACCAAACCAATTCAAAATAATCGCCTGCGTTTAGCTTTATCACATAATTCCACGCAGCGATAACTGCCGCGTCGTTTCCGGATAAATTTACTTTCCCCGCAGAGTTTGCCGCGTTAACACCGTTGACCCTGTACCAGATATAAACGTGTTTGCTGGCCGCAGATGCTTTGTTAAGTTGCGCGGAAAACTGAAAATTGTAAGTGTTTAGCCGATCCACATAAATACGCGACGTAGGCGTGCCGATGTAGACGCCGTCAGTTATATCTGTGGTGTTAAACGTGATTGGATACGCTGTGTTGATGACGGAAGCAGTCTGCGTGGTTGTATCAAAGAACACGCCATGCCGGTTATCTTCAAGTTGCGGTGTGTACAGCGGGGCCAAATCTTGCCCCGAAGACGAACTTGCAGCCGAGTTAGCTTGACCGCCGCCCGCCTGCGTAAATATATTGAAAAAATACCTGTACCACTCACGCGTCACCGTACCGTCTGCCACGTCCGTAATCGGGACGCGCGACGCAGGGATACGGGTGAGTAAGTCGTTAGGCATTTGTGCCGCTCAGTTGCAGTTCAGCGCCGGTCAGGTAAATACGGACAGGATCACTGCCAGACACTTCGTAGACACGGTCGCGCAGCTTCAGCGTCATGCCAAGCCGGCGCCATATGACGCGGGTGCCAGTTGCACCTATCTTGCCCATAGCCGCCCAATGTTCGTTGGACCATGTATGGCCGCCATCGTCGGACCAGCGGAGCATGGCTTGCGGATCACTTCCTTGGCCGTCGTTCAAGCCAACGCCTGTTTCGCACTCAAGCTGCAAGCTGTGGTTTGCTGTACGCTTGAGATTGTTCTGGCCTGTCGGCAGCGCGCGCCACGACCGCAACCAACGCTGCGCTATATTGTTGTCCGCAAAAACATTTAGTTCAAACGTGTAGATGTTACCGTTAGCGTAGTCGCCGACGATGATGTTGCCTTGGAAGTTACACTGGCAGTTGCTGCGATGGCGTGAGAACGCACCGCTGACGCCAGAAGGTGTAAGCGGCAGCACCGTGTAGAACGCGCCGGAGTAAAACGATTCGGCTTCAAACGCGCCTTCAACCGGCGCAATGGCAGAGTAAGATGACCGCTGGTGCCATGCGCCAGTAGCAGCGTCGTACACCCACGTTTCATCCGCAGACGGAAACGAAATGACGTAGAACGCATGGCCGTCCTGCTGGTAGGTGTAGCCTACAGCATCGCTCATATCTAGGTAGTTTTGGATTTGCCATTCAATTGCGTGCGTGGATATGCGCTGCGCGTTATAGCCAGCCGCACGGTAAATGACGCCTTGGCCGCGCGCGTCAGCGCCCAGCCAGAACACAGTGTTATCCATCTTGGCGATGGAATACGGCGCCGCGCAACCGATTTCGTTGAACGCGCCTTGGATCGGCGACAGCGGAAAGTCTAACCCGCCAGAGTTGTACCACACTTCGGTGGAGTCCGTACCAAACACCCAACATTCGCGGTGGTCTACCAACAAGCCCACGACGCCATCAGGGCTACCTTCGGCGCTGGCAAACTCTAGCGGGTCAATATTAAAACCGTCGTAAAGCTGCGTCACCCAAATCTTCTGGCTACTGGGTTCGTTAAACACGAAATAGCCGTCCAGATAGCCAACAGTAACCGCGCCCGGAAAGTCTGGGTCTGTAATTTGCGTAAACGTGTTGGCGGATTCGTCGTAAATATACGCGTCAGGATTGCAGGCGAAAAATATTTGATTGCCGTTGTCGGCGATGGACACAGGGCCAGTGCCGGTTACGTCGCCCAGCTTGACAGGTGTTCCGGTCAGGCTGGACAGTTTGTAGACTTCAAACCCAGACACAACGTAAAAGTCATCGCCTTGCGTTTGGTGCGCCCACAGTCCGCGGATCGGTCCATCGCCTATGGTCTGCTGAAGCTGCAAGCCGGGGCAACGCTGGATAAACGCCGGCTCTATGCCGCCTTCTGGCACAGCTTCGGGAAACAAGTTTACCATGCGTGCGTTGGCAGCGTTTACTGAACGGGCCACATACGCGCTGCCCAGTATGGGCGTCTTCATTAGTAGTTTCCTGCGAAAATGTTATACCGCTGGCGCGAAGCTATGATGCTGTATGGCATCGACATGATGTCGTTAGGATTGTTGATGCGTTTTAGGTTGCGCTTGGATGTCATAGCAATACGCTGAACCTGTGGTGATGGCTCGACGCCAAACTCAGGTGCTAGTTCGCACGCTAGGTTATAGCGGAACGCACGCAGATAGCCGGGCGGAAATGTTAGGTTTGTGTCAAGCGTCGCAGGCTGCGTCAGTTCTTCGACCGAAATGAAATGCCATTCTAGCGCGCGCGTTGGGCGCGGGTAGATAAACATATCAATGTCGGGATATGTCATGTTGACAAAGAGAACCTGCGGGAACGTAGAGGACACGGTCTTGACCGCGATGCCATCATATTGCTGCTGGTTGATCATTTTGATGCCGTAGCTAACGCCAGTGCTAGGGTCTTTGAAATATGTAGCGTCATCCAGCAAGATAGGACGGTTGCCGACGAAGTCGCCAGAAGGCCCAAGCGTGCGGTTAAGTATACCGGCGGGCCATGTAAAGACTTGGTCTTGCGTTGAGAAGACGGACAGGCGCTCAGTGTTCCAGCTATCAATCATCTGATCCATAGCGCGCAGGGCGTCTTGCGACGTTTCAGCCGATGGAGTTTCGCCTTCTGCCAGAACACCTAGCAGTCTAAGCGCACCGTTGATTGTTTCACCAGCCGTATCCATCGCTTTACCTCTGAAAAAATGTAAACTTGGACGGCCCGAAAGCCGTCCAATTTAATTATGAACAGTGAATGAGTGCAAAGTTAATCACTACTGCTTCTGACAGCGAACCGCCAGAAATGTTGCGTAGGCTGATGCTGACAGTGCCAGTACCCAAATTGTTTGCAAACACGTTGTATGATCCAGCGGTCGCTTGACCCCCAGAGATAGTCAGAATAACAGTGTCATTTGCAGAAATGAAACTGTTGTTCAGCGTGAACGTAGCGTTAGTGGCAGTAGCCAACGACGCGGCGTTCATGGTGATGCGGCCAGCGGGTTTGTTCAGCGTAACGGCAGTCGATTTATCCGTCAACTGCGTGACTGTACCTTGTGCTGCGGCGGTGTAGCCGATTTGCTCATCAGCCAAGACAAATTGTGCGCCAATAATGTCTTGGTCGAGGAAGGCAACACCAATAGATTTGCTGTTAGGCATTGATTTTCTCCTGAAAAGGATGCCCCGACCGTAGCCGGGGCAAACCTATTAGCCAGCGATGCGGTACAGGTTGTACGTTGTTTCGCCCGTTTTAACAGCACGGAACAGTGTGCTGAGTGAAGCAACGCCTGCGCCTGAACCAACCAAGGTCCAGCCGGTGCCTACTACAAGAGTAGGTACGCCAGTGCTGGTAGTAACCAAAGAGAACTCAAACGCTGAGTTGATCTTTGCGCTGCTGATTTCAGCATTAACAAGGGCAACTGTTGGAAGCGTAAGGTTGGCTGTACTTGCAGAAGTGTAGACAATAAGTCCACCAGCCAAGTTGGCAGCAGTTAGTGTAGTGGCTGCGGTAAGTGCAGTAGGGATGGCTGACGTGGTCATGTTAACTTCGGTAATGTTACCATCACCGAGTTGATAACCGCCGGCGCCGTTAGGTAAAGTAGGCATAATAAAAATCCTTTAAAATAGTTGGCCCCCGGCGAACCGAGGGCCGGTATTAAATTAACCCCACATCCGGACAGCCATCTGTGGACGGATTGTGCTGTAACCGTACAGAACGTCAATACGGCAAGGCAGACGGTCGTTGTTGATGTCGTACTGACGAACAACGCGCAAGCTGATGCCGTTATGCACCTGACGCGAAGCCATATCTACGCCCTGTGGGAGCAGAAGATCGGCGGTTGCGAAGGTGATAGCGTCCTTGTGGTATACAAGGTTCTGCGCGTATTGCGTAGAAGCCGTACCAACAAAGATGATTGCCTTGGAGTTGCCGGGCAGCGCGTTGACAGTAGCAAGTGCCTGCGTAGCCGAATAGATCGGTGCAACAGTTACGCTACCAGCGCCTGCGCCGCTGAGTGTGACATCAGCAAGAGCAACGAACTGGAACAACGAACCAGTGCTTTCACGGGTCTGTGGGTTAACTTGGAAGCAGTCAGCTACAGTGAAAACGTCGCCAGCCTTAACCGTTGCCGATGCACCAGCGCCGGTGATGGCGATGGTTGTTGCACCTTCAGTAGTGATTGCAGCCGAAGTCGTGCCGCCAGTTGCAGTACGCGAACCAGTGGTGAACTGCTTGATTGACTGCGACATATTGATTTCGTCGTAGCCAAGTACGCCTGTACCCATCATGCCGTTCTTGAACTGCTTGCTGATCGTGTCGGTTGGGTTGAATAGACCCTTCAGACCTTCGACCAAACCAGCGTTAGCGGCTGGGTTAACAGTTGCATAGCGTGGCGACATTACAGCAGCGTTTTCGTTGAGCTTCTGCTGTGCAGCAAGAAGAACAGCCGAAGTAGCTGGCGTAGTGCCGGGCGTGCCGACCGTGTTACCGATGGTCAGATACGAGTTTGCAACGTCAGCGTCGATGCTGGCAGCAAGCTGCGAGATACGTGGCTTGAGAACGCGGTCTGCGAAATCGTCAAGCTGCATCGTCAATTCAGCAGTCGTGAAGTTGACGCCGATGTGCTTCTGGGTGGAAACTTGCAGTGTTGTGAACTGCTCGTTGTCATCCTGTACCTGAAGGGCTGCGCCGTCGGTTACAAGCGCACGGTCTGGAAGACGGATACGCAGGGTTGAGCCAATTTTAGCACCTTCGACAGCAAAGCTATCGTCGTACTGGCGGTTTACGTTACGTGTCAGCACAAGGTTATTCTCTAGAATTTCTAGAGCCTTCCGCGTGATCATATCAATTGTTAAAATCGAGTTAGACATGGTAATAATCCCAAATTATCTGTTGCGTTGTGCCTCGTACTTCTTGATCTGCCGCATACGTTCTGCTTCGATCCATTCCGACGTAGTCATTGACTTAGTCGAACGAGGATCAGTTGTGTCAAACTGGTTTGACCCAGTAGAACGTGCTGTGACAGGCGCAATCGGAGCCGGGGCGTTTGAAGTTCTTTTAACCGGCGGATTTGAGGACAATGAAGCCTCAAGTTTTCCAATCTCTTTTGCCTGCAAAATTGGCGCTAGGCGGGCGATACGATCAGCTTCTTTCGGATTAGAGCCGAGATAATATAGAACGTCTGGGCCTGCGTCTGACGCTTGGATGCTTTGCGCCATGAAATCTGTAATCGGAAGGTTGGGGTTGTATGCGACTTGTTCAAAGTCATCATATTTGTCCCGCGCCGCCTCTTCTAGATCATGGTAGGCATCCTGCATTTCAGCTTGCTGACGGGCAGTATCTCGCCGTGCCAGCAATTCTTCAGCTTTACGTTCGGCCAAAACCTCTGCGTAATCTTCATAAGTCTCAAATTGATCAGGGGTAATATCATAGCCTGCTTGTTGGCGGGCCTGTACTTCCTCTGCTCTTTGAGCCTGTTCGCGCTCCCATTTGCGCTGTTCTCTTGCGAGGCGCTTGCCGACAATTGCGTCAAGTTCTTCTTGTGTGAAGGACTTATTTGCTTCCTGTTCAGCAGGCGTTTCCGGCGTCGTGTTTTCTACAGGCTCGATTGCTGCCGTGGCTTCGAGTTCTGGCGCGGAGGCATCCGCTACGTTGGGGACTGTTTCGTCCATGTTTAACTCCTATGGAGTTCCTGATGTGCCGCACCAGTACGGTTAATGGTCAAACTACAGTAAATTATGTGGGTTGACAATATGATTAAGGTTCTTTGTCTTTGTTAGACGTTACCTGTGTTAGTTGAAGGAAATGCGCGCCCTGCGCCCCAAATAATGCGGACTGCCCCGCGGGCGCCCAAATTAGTAGTTTCTTCTGCAGTGACATCGTTATACCCGCCGCCGCCTGCCCCGCCGTAAAGGCCGCCGTTGCCGGGGGTTTCTGAACTGCTCCCAGTGTCACCAGTTCCGCCGCCACTGCCGCCGCCGCCGCCGCCCGCACTAAGCCCAGATACCAATCCCGCGACACCATTGGCCCCTTGGCCCAAAATACCAACCCCGCCGCCGCCGCCGCCGTAAAAAGTAATGCCTGCGGAACTTACTAAAGACCCGCTGCCGCCGCTGCCGCCGGCGCCGGCCAAACCATTTGCGTTATACGAACCGGGCGCCGCCGCGCCGTTGCCTGCGTACCCACCAGCACCGCCGGCGCCAAGAGTGCCGCTACTGCCGCCGCCGTTACCGCCGCCGGTACCAATAAATCCGCCGCCGCCGCCGTTCCAAGTGCCGCCGCCGCCGCTGACTGTTGCGTCGCTTATAAAATATGAAGATTGACCGTTGGAGCCGCTAAATGGCGCGGCAGTGCCTACTCTAACAGAATAGGAATTGCCGGGGATGACAACAATGTTGTTTTTCCAGCCTAATCCGCCGGCGCCTTTATACGAGCCGCCGCCGACAGCAACAACGCACACGCTTGTCACGCCTGCGGGAGCGACCCAACTAAACGTCCCCGGCGTGGTAAACGCTTGCTGTCCTTGAGGTGGACCGCTGGCCCCGCCGCGCGTAGACAGCGCAGTAGAGGCTTTTAAGCCTATACCTAAACCATTACGGACGGGGATGCCAAAACTCATCTGATGTTAATCGGCTTTGCGTACAAAGTGCCGCCAGCACTGATCTGGATCGCGCTGACGCGCCACGCACCGCCCGTAGCGCCGCCGCTGGGCTGCGGTACGAAAATAGGTACAGGTGTATTAGCAGGCAGCGGTGTTGCTGCTGTTGTGGCTGTAACGCTGTCTCCAACCGCAATATACGCGTCAGATGTAGACCACACCAGCACACCTTGTGGGCCAGCGGGCCAGCCAGTTACAGAACCAGCGGTTCCGGTGTATGCTACGCTTTGCGTACCAAAAGCAGGGTCACTAAGAGGGCGTAAAAGTTCCATATGTCGCGTCCTTATGCGAGAAATTTAAGTTTGTACAAGGTTGAGTAATACAACCCAAAAATCTCGTCGATAATGTTTTGGATTGGAGTGCAATCCTTATCAACGACTTTATACCGCATTTCCTCAAGTTCGTCTACCTGACCTTCAAGAAACGCGACAATGTTGTTTGTCTTCT